CGATTCTTGCTGCTCTTGGGATCTCTAGGAAATCATAATAGACATTTCCTATGTTCCAATCAACAAGAATCTATCTGCCTTGTGTCTCAGAAAACCTGCTCAGGAATTGGCTACCTGGCCAGGCCATACAAGGATTAACCCGCCTAACTCTTTAGGAGGTCAACCTCGATATGTTTACCGATCCACAATCCGTTACCGTTAACAGTGTTGCTCAATCGATGCCTCGAGTGCAAACTCAAGGTAGGGAGTCGACTTATCAGAAATCTGATCAGACGTATACCCTAACGATTGGGTCTATCCAATCGAAAGATCGGGTTAATACCCGTGTTCGGTTGGATCAGAGAAAAGTTGTCGCAGATCCGTTGACTGCTGTCAACGACTACGAAACTCTCTCTGTTTCCCTTCTCATTAATCGGCCCCTTGCGGGGTTCACGATGACTGAGTTGGAACAGCTGTTGGCCGGGTTTAAAACCTGGCTGGATAATACTGCCATCGATAAACTTTATGGGCAGGAGTCCTGAACGATATACAGTTCTCGGCTCCACGTCTGGGTCGTTGCTTGCTAGCTAGTTTAATCTAGTCTAGTATTCGCTCCTTCCCATGCGCCATTAAGTCGACTGGTTTTCAGTATTTGGTATCGGATATACCTGGTATCAATATTGATCCCAGGTTGGCAGACACTTCGCGGCTTGATGATTACCCCCGATTTGGAGGAATCATGAAAAGCAACGTAAGTGACCTTTTAGGAGTCATGCATGCCCTCTATGAGGATGCTTGCATGAAGTGCGTCGCTGATGTCTCCGATTTACGTGATCTTGAAACCATAAGATCACGAGTCAAACATGAAGGCATATCGTTTTTAACGATAACCCTTCCCCAGTTCTGTAAGGACTTCGAGAGAAGCCTAGCAGAGGGGATTATTGACTCATCGTATTTTCGGAGTTTCCGAAAATGCGGATCAATCCCTGCATTTTTGCAAGGTATGATCAGTCAAATGTTTGACCGAGAGACAGGAAGGATTTATGACAAAAACAACCCCCCGAAAGGGATTGATGTTCGAGAGTTTCCCGTTATTGTCGATTCTGTTCGGCAGATTTGCCGAGCATTCGCCAAAATCGAGATTGAGTGTACCCCTGAAAGGGTTCATTCAGCTCTCAACAACTTTGTCACAATTGAGCAGTCTTTTTCAGATTTTCAACTCCAAGAAGAAGACACCCAGAAGTTTCTTCTGGTTGCTTCTATGTTATGGGATCCTATCGTTAGTGCAATTGCACTATCCGATTGTGACCCTAGACATGGTCCTGGAGCTACTGCGGAACATATTTCTGGAAATCAGAAATATGTATGGCAGGAGTGGTACGAACGTCTGGAGCCTTATTTCCCTCTTATTGGAAATGGTTATCCTTGTGGATTACCTTCTAATTCTGAGGAGCTCCAAATGGTGTCGTTCGTGTCCACGGAAGCGGAACGCTCGGTTCGAGTTGTCCCGGTTCCGAAAACTCTGAAAAGTCCCCGAATCATTGCAATTGAGCCCTGCTGTATACAATACGTACAGCAGGGGATATCGAGAGCCTTGGTTAAGGCCATCGAATCTTCTAAAATTGCTGGAGGTCATGTAAATTTTACTGACCAAACCATCAATCAGAACTTAGCTTTGATTTCGTCGGCTACAGGTCAATTTGCAACGATTGATCTTTCTGATGCGAGTGACCGTGTTCCATGGTCACTTGCACGTGAGATGTTTCGGTGCCATCCTGATATTCAGGATGCTATCGATGCATGTAGATCGACTAGTGCAGAACTTCCGGATGGGAGAATTATTTCTCCACTGAGAAAGTTTGCATCTATGGGCAGTGCTCTCTGTTTCCCCGTGGAAGCCATGTACTTCTACACTATATGTGTAGTGGCTCTCCTGGAGGCACAGAACCTTCCTGTGACGTACGCGAATGCTTTTGAAGTTTCGCGTAACGTCTACGTTTATGGGGATGATATTATCGTTCCCACAACGTATGCGACTATTGTGCTCGATCACCTACAAAAGTATAATTGTAAGGTGAACCTCAACAAGACTTTCGTTGGCGGATGCTTTCGAGAATCTTGCGGTGTTGACGCCTTTGCGGGTGAACTGGTAACACCAGTTTACATACGCAAGGTGCGTCCTGAGCACAAGCGGCAAGTGTCTGAAATCTTGTCATGGGTTGCTACGTCCAACCTCTTCTATAAGAAGGGTTATTGGCGTACCGCTTCTCTTCTGCGTAAAGCAGTCGAGAGAGTCATAGGGCCTTTGCCCTATGTCTCCGAGACAAGCCCAGCACTTGGCTATACCTCTTTCTTGGGTTACCGCTCTGCCGAAAGGTGGAACGGTAAATACCAACGCCTAGAAATAAAGGCTTGGCTTCCAAGTCCAGTCCGTCGCACTGACGAGATTGGTGGGTATAGCGCTCTGGCTAAAAGCCTCCTGGCTATCACGGATCGAACTGATTCGTGGTCTCCTCGGAGCGCTCTTAACTTAGAGCACTTCGCACTGCGCCACGCGGTTGTACTACTACGTGGCTGGGCGCCCGCCTACATTTAGGCGGGCAACGGTGGTATTCCACCACCTCAGCTGAGAATCAGCCCTTAACAGGGCCGGCAGTGCATCTCAGCTGCC